CTTAATAACCCTTGATTGGTAGGTGTTGGGTCTGGTGCATTATTTTGTGGTGTTGATTGCATTTTTTACTCCTTATGATTGCGTTAAATTTCGATAATATACAATTAATTTTAAAACTCTTGTAAATTCGTTAGCATTAGAATTTCCAAACTCTGCTAAAAAATAATTACCTCTTAAATTACAAGAATACGCAGTAGAACTTACGCCTTTATTACCAATAACCGCAGTACCTACAATAGCTGTTCCTATCAATGACGCATCAGTTGTTGAGGTGGTATATATCCTAGATATGCCCTCCCCTTCGCCTACAAAAGGCTTACCTAATCGATAAGCATTAAATACAAGATTAATATTCCAATTATCAGTTTCCCCAGTGAAATATATTTTATTTATTCTTTTTACTGTTCCTGCACTTCCCATAGGTAACAAAGATAAAATTGCTTTACTTACTATAGGCTCGTTGTTGTCTGAATGAATATCATTATTCAAGGTTTCGTGGACTTCTCCGTTTAAGCCCTTCACTCCGTATAATTTTAATTTATTGCTTTGTGTTTGTGTTGCAAAAAAATTATAATCAAAGCCTGTAAATTGCCCCCAGTAAGGCTGAGGCTGACTTATATTAGCTAAGAGATTGAATTTTGTAGTATCACAAAAATAAGTTAAATCATTGTAAGTTAAAGAATTATTAACAGATTGAAAAGAAATTATATATTTATCTTGAAAAAATATTGCTGTTGCATTAATTGTGTTCGTTGTATCTAATAACTCTATAATATCGTCTTGTATATCCTCAGATATAATCGGAGAACCTGAACCCCCTAGCGTATATTCACCACTAGAAAAACTGATATTTGGACTAATTAACCTTATATAATTATCTGTGGATAGATATATAATGCCTATCTTTGTTCTCTTAATAGTATCGATAGATTGTGAACCAATAATTGCATCCGTTCTTAATACATTCCAGTTAGTTTTTGGGACTGGCATATCAGCATTAGGTAACACATATACACCACGCTCTTTAAAAATAAAAAGGGCATCTCCCCATATCTCAATCCCTGTTATTTTTCCGTCAATAGCAGGTGCAATTTTAATGCTGTTAGACGTTGTATTCCAATCCTCAAAATCTAAAATTTCTGTATAATATAATGTATCTTCTGCATCAACACCAAAAAGCCTATTCTTATGTAGTTTTAGGTGAATTAGTCCACTAGGTACATTAGAAGTAATTTTACTTGCTATTGGGGTATTACCAATAACTTTAACTAAGTAATTTTCTCCACTTGCCCCATATATAGCACGATTAGCGCCAAAACCTGCCATTTCCCATCTTATTTTCTTATCTGCAGTTAAACCTAAAGAAGCATTAGCATCGTTCCAACCATTAGAATAATAATAAACTTTATCGTCTTGATTAGTGATTAAAAATTCTGAATCATTAGGGCTAGTATAATTAGCAAGAGAAAAAATAGGATCATCAGGAGTTACACTAAAATTTGGATTTTCTGTTAATAATAGACCACCGCCACGTTCTTCTAGGCCACCATTAGCCATATACATATAATTTTCATTCTTACTTAATTGACCAGGTAAGGCATTAAAAACATCTTTCGATTTTGTTAGCCCCCTAAAATATTTGACTTCGGTATAAGGATAATTGCCCATTAGCTATTGAAAAATACTGAGGGGTCGCTCATTGAACGCCTGTTGTTATTAAAATATTTAGGATCTAAACCAATAACTTTTTGATTGTTATTAGTAAAATTAAGGTCTAAATTACTTTCTTCTTGTTTAGCTAATATTTGAAACTTTTGTTGATTTTGCAGATCATCCTCTCTTTGGTAAAACAAAAAACTAGCTGTATAAATAATTAAATTATTATAATCTATGCTTAACTCTGTAGTATCAGAATCATTGACAAGCTCAGTAGGATTTTTTACACCTAACAACTTAATTACATCATTTTCTGTTCTGTCAAAATGTTTATTAAAAATTATCTTACCTTCTGCAATACTGTAACATGTAGGATCTCCAGTATAAGCCTCATTGAAAAAGTTACTTGTTCCGCTCACCTGAATTAAGTCCTTGTACTCTTTTGGTACCAACTCTTTAAACGTATTACTTTTATTTTTAAAATATAAATTCTTAATTATGATTAAATCGCTAGGAAAAGTCACACTGTTTTGTCCTTTCGTTATATTAACACTAATAGGCGTAGCATTATGCAATATAGAAGGCTGTACATCTCTTGCTATCAATCGTATAGAATTATTAATAAATCCGTTTAATATTGTGCTTGAAGGGTCTGTTGCGGTCGTAGTCGTTCCTACATTAATTTGTATTTCTAATTTATTTCTTAATTGTGATAAATCGCTACCCATAATACGCTCCTATGTTAAAAAAATGTCATACTGTGAATTATCGTGTATTGCTGTAATTTGTATTTTATTGATACTAATACTTTTAGTATCGAACCTATAATCAGAGGGCAAATATATATCTTGCCCATAATTTACACCATCAGAACTTATTTTAAATGTTAATTCATGAGAACCGCTATTATTAATATACCCTTGTACAGAGTTACGTTCTAACGTTGTAGCAACGTCTAATGTCACTGTTCCATCAGCTATGTCTAAATCTGTATCATAAGCAGAATAATACTTGCGTTTTGGCTGATCGTATTGGTTTTGTAACATTTTTACTCCATTTTTAACCAAAAAAAAAAGATGAACGCATATAATACGCTCATCTTTCCTGACTACGGTTTAAGTGGCTTTATTTAATAATAACACTAAATAAAAAAATGTCAAACAAAAAAGCCAGTCTCAAAGAGGGAAAAATGAGACTGGCTACTTATTGGAACGTTAATTATATTTTAATTAACAATTCCTAAAGTGTCAACAAATTAACCTTGAAATTCTGTGGTTAATATCCAAAGACCCGCAGATTTGTTTAACACTTTACCTACACCTAAAATAGACCAAGCAGCTTGTTTAATCTTAGACGCTGGATCATTTGTAGATTCTAACCCTGATTGCTTTAAGTAGAAATTAAATCCTTTTTCTCCACTTTCTCCTGCAATCATAGCAGTACCATAGGCTTCATCACCGAACAATAAAGAACAATTTAGATGCCCTGAAGATGTCGCTAATGTGTCACCTGATAATTTAAATGAATATGCTAGGTTAGATGTCATAATTCTCACGTTAGCAACAACACCTACTTCAGCAGGATTTTCTAAAGCTCTTTCAGAACTAGTAGGAGAAAACCAACCTTTGAAGCCTGAACTAGTTGTAAGTTGATACGCTGTTGTAGGATTAGTAATTAATTTAAAATACCCATCTCTGCATGGTGGTACATCCTTACCGTTTAGTACACTGACACCATGCTGAATAGTTTTAATTGTCATTGCTGACCCTGCTAGACTTGTTACGCTAGCTGACTGCTGTACTCTAGTTTTATTATGGTACATTGGGAATCTATCACCATCTGCTGATTTGTCGTGTGACCATACTTTAGCTGTTGTACCAGTAGAGTTAAGAGTTCCGCCATCTATTGCTAAGTTATTCATATTAACAGAAGAAGCATTAGCTACATCCGCTACAGCCATACCAATATCATTACGGATCATAACATCTAAAGACTTAACCGCTTGATCTTGTGCTTTTCTTGACGCTTGCTCTAGAGCATCTCCGATTGCTGTCAATGATACTGTTCTAGATATTTGAACATAGCTTGATCTTTCGTGAAGATTAGCTGTAATTACCTGAGCTGATAAGTAGCTTTGAGTAGATGAAAACTCGTCTGAATCATCAGAAAACAACGGATTAATCTTGTTGTATCGAGTGAATTGTATAATATTACCAGAACCTTGTGGAATTGGCTTTTTATATGGTGCGTTTGAGTACCATACAGCCTTTTTATCAAAGTCTTGTAATATTTGTAATTCATAATATGTATTTACAGCGTTAATCAATGACGCTTGTGTAGTTTGTTGGTCTGCCATTTTTTTTATTCCTTTTTATGTCAAACTAGATAGATAAACCCTTTGCTTTATTATTTGCGTTATACCATTCCCTGTACTCATTAGGAGTTTTGGGTTGAGGCTTCCCTTCCCAACTGTTGCTATTATTAGCTGTAGAATTAGTTTGTGGTGAATTGGCTTTAACTTTTCTAGCTAAGACATTATTTTTTTTTTGTATTTGGTTTGAGCTAGAGTTTTGATTTTTAATTTTAGGAAAAATTTCTTTTTTGACTGTTTGTATCCATCCCTTCTTGTTAATTGTTGAATTTTGGCCATATTGTTCAATTCTTTTTTGCAACTCAGCTTGAAAGGCAGGAAGTAGCTCAGGGTTTAATTCCATAAGATTTTCCTCAATGATTCGATAAGCATTGTCATTTTCTCTAAAATTATTTTCTAGTTCTTGCTCATTTTGTTTTATTTCTTGGTTTTTCAAACGCTGATATTCTTCTTGTGCAAGTGACTTAATAGTCTCAACATCTGAAGGATCATAATTAGAATATTTATCTTCTATAGATTCCTTTTCTTTCTCTCTATTGAACTGTTGTGTTAATTGTGTTAATTCTTCAACTTGCTTTTTAAGAGTGTTGATATTGTTTTCTTGCTGAGATATTTTTTTTGTTCCATTTTTGATAATATTTATCAATTCATCATTTGATTTACCATCAAAAAAATTGTTTTTCTGAGGTTTAACTTCTTCATCAGCAATTGTTTCTTCATCGCTTTGAATTGTTTCCTCAGCTTCTAGCGTTTGATCCGATTCCTCTACAACATCATCAGAAGCCACAGGCTGTTCATCTACCTTTTGGATTCCGTTAGCTTGATTTATAAAATTAGCTAATTCTTCCATCTTCTGTTGATTACTTGCATTTGAATCATTTTGAATGTTTTCATTTTCCATTTTTATATCTATGCTCCATATTTAATATTATTTTTTGTGTTAGTTAGAAAATCATCACTAAAATCTTTCATTAAGTCCTTATATGCCTTAACAACATCACTGTTTTGTAGAATTATTTTTAATTTATTTTCAGCTACATCTATAGGCAACGTATTAGTCATATTCAACTTTTTAGCGATTGTAGCCCTGCTCTCTTTCATTCCATTAGAAAAACCGTGTCTGTCAATTAGCTGCGTAATATACAAACCATCTATTTTTTTACCGTTGAAAATGTAGTAAGCATTACTAATATGATCTATAGTCACATCAAAAAACCGTGCTGTAGAAACTTTACATTTATATGCATGATTACTTTGAAAAATTAAATCTGTGTACAAAGATTCATCAAACTTTACGCTAGTTTCTTCTTTTTTCTTTTTCTTTGGACGTTTTTTTTCTTCTTTTATTTCTTCGTTAGAAGATTCCGTTAATATTTCATTTTCATTTTTCATGTTTTCACCTTTATTTTTTCTGCTCAAAAACAGTTTTTATTTTCTTTAATGTTTGCCTTGCTGTTGCTAATTTAATGACCTCAATATAGTTATTTTCATTACACATCAGCAGGTGATTATCCATAGTCTCATGTAGTATCATCAATTCATTGTCAATTATTGCTATGACCTCATCTGAGCTATAAACATTTCTTAAATTGTTACGCAAGTTTCTGTCCTGTTGCTTTTTCTAAAGCTACCTCATTAGCGTCTTTAATCATGTCACTTTCAAGCTTTATCTTTGTTTTTTCTTTTTCCATATCTAATTCTTCAATCATTCTTTCTTTTCTATCAAATTTTTGAGCTTGTAATGCTTGCAACTGTTGTTCTTTCATTTGCTTTTCTGCTTCCATTACTGTTTCTTCATCTAAGAATATATCTTTTCCATCATCTTTAATTCCAAAACTAGATAAAAGTTTTTCCCCTGCAACCTTCCAATCTAATCGTTTAGCTAGTGGCGGTACACTTTGAGCATAATTTAGAAAATTCATGTATCCGTTTTGGTGAGCTATTTCATTAGATAATTCTAAATTACCCAAAACTTTAATATTGAAAGAAAAATATAATTGTTTCATGTCTAGGTTTTGGTTTATCCCTTTTGAATTTAGTTCTTCTTCTGTATAAATGGTTAATAAGTCATCTACTGTTTTGAAGGTTATATTTCTTTCGTACAACATCTCAATA